TAATTGCAAAAGAGACACGTAGAGGTAAAGGTAACTTCATGGTGTGTTCTTCAGACGTTGCTTCTGCACTTTCTGCTTCAGGTATGCTTGACTATTCACCTGCAATGTCAACAAACTTAAATGTTGATGATACAGGTAACACATTCGCTGGTGTTATGAACGGTCGTATGAGAGTATACATTGACCCATATGCAACTAACGATTACATCAACGTTGGTTACAAAGGAACTAACCCATATGACGCAGGTCTATTCTATTGCCCATACGTACCACTAACAATGGTTCGTGCGGTAGCTGAGGATAGCTTCCAGCCTCGTATCGGATTCAAGACTCGTTATGGAATGGTATCAAATCCATTCGTTGGATCTACTCCTTCTGACGGTCTTGCAACTGCAAAAACTAACCAGTACTACAGAATTTTCCGCGTGGATTCAATTCTCGGTGCATAATAAAAGTTAAATTAACTTTGGAGAGGGGCTTTTGCCCCTCTTTTTTTTGGTATAAATACTAATATGGCATCTTTAACACAAAATATAAATTATCTTCAACCTACTTCGTTTAAGTTAGTCTTAGATCGTAAGAACTATCCTAACCTGGAATTCTTCTGTCAATCAGTTACCCACCCGGGAATGCTAATGACAGCCGTAGAAGTACCTTATCAAAAAATAGCTGGTATACCTTTTCCTGGAGATAAGTTGACTTTTAACGAGTTATCCTGTAATATAATACTAGATGAAGATATGAATGGATATAGTGAAATGTTTGATTGGATGAGAAGAAATCTAGATAATATTCAAAGAAATCCTATTGAAAGATTAGCTTCAACTCCTCCAACATATGCTGACTTATCTCTATCTATTTTATCTTCTCATAACAATACAACTAAACAGGTTAAGTATATAGATGCTGTTCCTACTTCTTTAGGAGATATCTTATTTCAATCTACATCTGGTGGTACTGAATTTATAACTTTTAATGTGTCTTTTAGATTTAATTATTTTGAATTAATATAATGTATGATAAATTTTTTGTGATTAGTTGCACTATGTCTGGTGTTACTTCAATAGTGAATAATTATAGAGTTATAAAAAAAGAAACTAAGACTAAGTTTCGTAACGCAAAAATCAATAATAAACAAATTAATTTAAAAGAGATAGAAAAAGGTTCTATTTTTAAAGTACCTGCATCTCTTCCTTTAGATGATATACAAAATGTAATAAATGAAAGTAGAAAATACAATTCTCTCTTTGTTTTTATTTACAGGCAAAACTTTTTTGAAAAAGCATTAGCGTGGTATGACTGGCATGTGGATAATAAAACACTTGATGTAAAATATATCTCTAAATGGATTAAAGGTGTAAGACTAGTAGAAACGAATGTTTACAATCTATTGAATAGATCTAATGTAGATTTTAAGACCCTTACGTATGAAGATATATACATAAATAGCTATGATGTGATGATAGAGAAGTTAAAGGTGCTTAACTTAAATATAGATAAGAAGACTGCTAAACTATTTAGATATACAAGACTGTATAATACTACAGATAATACCTTGAATGGAAACTATAAATGGAAACCAGAGCTAGATATACATAGAGATAAGCCAGGTTTCGATATTTGTTATGATTTATTATGTGATGAAAGGATTGAATTTTATGAAACAGCTTGATGAAATATTAGATGAGTGGCATGAAGATCAAAAGATTAATCAGAATGATTTAAGTCACTCTTCTCAAAAAGCTTCGGCTTTTCATTCTAAATATCTTCGTATGTTAGCTTCTGCCAAGTTATTATTAAAGAAAGCAGAACTAGATCAAAAGAAAATATTAAAGTTAAAATGGTTATATTATAATGGAAAAATGGACGAAAAAACCTTATTGGATCTTGGTTGGAATCCTGATCCATTTGACGGTCTTAAAGTACTTAAAGGTGAGCTTGATTATTATTATGACAGTGATCCAGAAATTCAGAAATCAGAAGAAAAAATACACTACTATAAAACAATGGTAGATACTCTTCATAATATTGTGGACACTTTAAAATGGCGACATCAGACAATACGGAACATAATCGACTGGAAACGCTTCGAGTCCGGCGCGTAAATTATGCTACATTAGATATTGAATGTTCTAGAAGCGTTGCGGCTGAGTTAAGAGAACATTTCTCATTCTTCGTTCCTGGATATAAATTTATGCCAGCGTTCCGCAATAGAGTGTGGGATGGAAAAATAAGACTATTTAATAGTCAAACGAACGAGCTTCCTAATGGATTATATTCTCATCTCTTAGAATTCACTGATAGAAACAAATACGTAGTAGAGTCATATGATGATGTTAAATATGGTAACCCAGCAACAAAAGAACCAATAGATCCTAAGAATCTTTTAAAATTTGTTGAGTCTTTAAATCTTCCTTTTACTATTAGAGATTATCAATTTGCTGCTTGCGCAATGGCATTAGAAAGAACTAATGCTATATTATTATCTCCTACTGGTTCTGGTAAGTCGTTAATTATATATGTTATAGTAAAATATTTTTTACTAATGCTTACTAATGGAGTAAAGTACCCAAAAGGTGGGAGAGTATTAGTAATTGTACCTACTACATCTCTTGTTGAACAGATGCATAACGATTTTATATCTTATGGTCAAGAAGAAAGAGGCATGCATAAGATATACTCAGGTAAAGATAAAAACTTTGATAAAGCTATTTGTATATCAACCTGGCAGTCTATATACAAGCTGCCAAAGACTTGGTATGATCAATTTGGTATGGTTATTGGGGATGAGTGTCATGGTTTTAAATCTAAGTCATTAATGAGTATAATGAATAAAGCTGCAGAGGCTAAGTATAGGTTTGGTACTACAGGTACTTTAGATGGTACTCAGACTCATGAGCTAGTTCTTCAAGGTTTATTTGGAAAGACAATAAAAGTAACTACTACTAAGAGTCTTCAAGATAATGATACGTTAGCTCCTCTAGAAATAACTCGGTTAGTATTAGAGCATGATGAGCAAAATAAAAAAGATATGGTTGGTAAGACTTATCAAGATGAAATAGATTATATTGTTACTAATGAAAAAAGAAATAAATTTATAACTAATTTGGTAAATGGTTTAGAAGGTAATAGTTTAGTATTATTTCAGTATGTTGATAAACATGGAAAACCTTTATTTGATCTTATAAGTAATAAAGTAGAAGAGAACAGAAAAGTGTTTTTCGTTTCTGGTCAAACTGACACAGCTGACAGAGAAGCGATAAGAGGTATTACTGAAAAACAAAAGAATGGTATTATAGTAGCTTCTCTTGGCACGTTCTCAACAGGTATAAATATTAGAAACCTTCATAATATAATATTTGCATCTCCAAGTAAGTCACAGATAAGAGTTTTGCAAAGTATAGGAAGAGGTTTAAGAAAGAGTGATGATGGATCTGTAACAAAGTTATATGATTTAATTGATGATATAAGTTGGAAAAGCAATAAAAATTTCGCGTTGCTTCACGGTTTTGAAAGAGCAAAAATATATAATAATGAAAAGTTTAATTATAAAAGCTATAAGGTTAAAATCTAATGAGCATTAAACAGTTTAGACTAAGTAATGGCGATGAAATTATCTGTGAAGTTATCGCGTGGCCATCAGAAGATCAAGAAGAATTAATAATAAAAAGATCTCTTAAAGTATCGATATCTGAGGACTTTGAAAATAATACCAGATATTATTCTTTTAAACCTTGGTTAGTATTTCAAGATGATCCAGATGCTATACAGAGCGTAAATCCTTATCATATAGTAGTTGAAGCCAATCCCTCAAAAGAATTAATGTCTAATTATGTAAAGACCTTAGAAACTTTAGAAGAGTTCGGTGAGTCTGATTTAACTCCAGAAGAAGCAGACTATTTAGATAAAGTATTAGATAAAATTAGAGAAATTGATGATAATCCAAAATCAGATAGTGAGAATAACGTAATAAAATTTAAACCAAAGAATACGTTTCATTAACGTATATCCCCGGCGCTAAAACACTGTTTTATTATATACTGCTGACTAGAAAAGGCAACTAGTTTTTTTTAATTTAATTTTAAAATATATATGTAGTATTTGTTTGAGTATTATAGTATAATATTATTGATTGTTTATTACAAAGGTTTATTATGGCACGTAGAAAAAGAGATTCAATACATTATGTTAATAACGCAGATTTCTCACAAGCAGTAGTAGAATATGTAAAAACAGTAAATACTGCTAAAGAAAATAATGTACAACTTCCAATAATACCAGACTACATAGCTCAATGCTTTCTTCGTATAGCTCAAGGTCTTTCATATAAGTCTAACTTTATACGATATACGTATAGAGAAGAAATGGTTATGGATGCCGTTGAAAATTGTTTAAAAGCAATATATAATTATAATATCGAAACTGCTACTAGAACTGGAAAACCTAATGCGTTTGCATACTTTACTCAAATAAGTTGGTTTGCTTTTCTTAGACGTATTGCTAAAGAAAAGAAACATCAAGATGTAAAACTTAAGTATCTTACTGAGTCAGGTATGGAAAATTTTATAATGAATGAATTAGATGCAGGAGGTATAAGTGATCAGGTAGCAGCTCATTATATAGATACTCTTCAGTCTCGCATCGAAAAGATAAAAGATCATGATGCAGATTTTAAAGAGTATGTAAAAGAAGAAAAAAGAAAACGTAAACAAACAGTAGATTCTGACTTAAGTGATTTTATGCAATGAAAATAGCTATTTTAAATGATACGCATTGCGGAGTACGTAATGCTTCTGAAATATATTTAAATAACGCAGAAGACTTTTATGAAAATATATTCTTTCCTAAATGTGAAGAAGAGAATATTACTCATATAGTTCATCTTGGTGACTATTATGATCATCGTAAGTTTGTTAACTTTAAAGCTCTAGAACGAAATAGACATCACTTTTTAAATGTTCTTAGAACTAAAAAGATGACTATGGATATTATTCCTGGTAATCATGATACCTACTATAAAAATACAAATGATCTTAACGCTCTAAAAGAATGTTTAGGTCACTATATAGATGAAGTAAACATAGTTATGGATCCAGAAGTAAAGCAGTATGGCTCTCTTAAGATAGCTCTTCTTCCATGGATATGTGCAGATAACTATGCACAATCTCTAAAGTTTATAGAAGATTGTGAGGCTGATTGGCTTGGTGGTCATTTAGAACTTAGCGGCTTTGAGATGCAAAAGGGTATAGAAAATAAAGATGGTATGGATGCTAGTCTATTTAAAAAGTTTGAATTAGTATTATCAGGTCATTATCATACATCTTCTCGAAAAGATAATATTTGGTACCTAGGTTCTCAGATGGAATTCTTCTGGTCAGATGCTCATGATCCTAAATATTTTCATATCCTAGATACAGAGACTAGAGAGATTACTAAAATACGTAATACATATACTCTGTATGAAAAAGTATATTATGATGACGAAAAAAATGATTATATGAATTATGATACATCAAAACTAAATAATAAGTTTGTAATGGTGGTAGTAATAAACAAGCAAGATGGATTTACGTTTGATAGGTTTATTGATAGAATACAAAACGAAAGCGTACATGAATTAAAGATAGCAGAAAACTTCTCTGAGTTTGTAGGAGATAATGTAGATGATACAGGATTAACAGTTGACGATACGTTCGAATTAATCGATAATTATATCGACAACGTTAACACTGATTTAGATAAAGATCGTATAAAAGTAAATATGCGTGAACTAATGACTGAAGCTCAATCTATGGAACTTTCATGATAATCTTTAAAAAAGTAAGATGGAAAAATTTCCTATCAACTGGTGATAGGTTTACAGAAATTAATTTAACTAAGACTAGATCTACGCTAGTTATTGGTCATAACGGCGCTGGTAAGTCAACTATGCTAGATGCTGTATCGGTAGCTTTATTTGGAAAGGCTCATAGAAATATAAGTAAGCCTCAACTTGTAAATTCTATTAATGGAAAGCATTGCATAGTAGAGGTAGAGTTTAATATCGGAAGAGCTGAGTATAAGATAATAAGAGGTATTAAACCTTCTAAGTTTGAGATCTGGAAGAATGAAGTAATGATTAATCAATCATCTCATGCTAAAGATTATCAAAAGATTCTAGAACAGAATATACTTAAACTTAATCATAAATCCTTCCACCAGGTGGTAGTACTAGGGAGCAGCAACTTTATTCCTTTCATGCAGCTCCCTAGTAACCATAGACGAGATGTAATAGAAGATTTATTAGATATAAATGTCTTCTCAAAGATGAATATACTTTTAAAAGAGAAGCAGTCTTTATTACGAGAAGAGATGAAAGATATTGGTTATAAACTTGATATAATTAAATCTAGATTAGAATCGCAAAAAAAGTATATACGAGATATTACTATACTTACTGAAGAAAATAGAAAAGATTATGAATCTAGAATAAATGAATCACAAAATAGTATCAATGAACTACAGGCTGCAAATAATAAACTAAGTGCAGGTCTTGATGAAAATATAGGAATAGCTGAAAAAGAACTCTCTACTCTACATAGTCAGCGACAAGTATTATTACTTGACAGTCAAGATAGAAAAACTAATCTTAAGAATGTTAATAAAAGAGTAGACTTCTTTGAACAGAACGAATCATGTCCAGTATGTGATCAAGCTCTTTCCGATGATCATAAGTCTAATATTATAGACGATCTTCAAGATGAGATAGGTTCTCATAAAAACGCGCTCAAGCAAATTGGATCAGAAGGTACAGAAGTTGAGATAAAAATTAAAGATATAAGTAAAACACTTGAATCGCTTCGATCTAAAGTATCTGAGCTAAGTGATAATAATATAAAGATTAGTACCTATCAAAGACAGATAGAAGAATATAAAAAATATTTAGAAAAAAATGTTAATACAGACCTTGAAAAAGCTCATACCGATCTACAAATAATAGATGAAGAAAGAATATCTAGTTTAGAGAATAAGTTAAAGTTATCAGACATATACTCTTATAATCAAGTAATGGGAGAGATGCTAAGAGATACTGGAATAAAGACTAA